TTTGATGAGAAACATCCACTACGACTGGCAAATCAAGCGCACGACCACCCGGTAGTGGCACTTGCGTACTTCCTAATCAGCCACTCTGCAGACCAAGCTAAAACTCCATATCAGCGCCGTATACGGAAATGGATGGAGCCTAAGGAATCAAACAGTCGATTTGTCCTTGGTGACGAGAGCGTCAGAACCAAAATTTAACAAAGGTCTTTAATGCCTACTTTAGAATCGCCAGACACACCAAAGACCGATCAGGTCACTCCAGACAAGACCACAACCAAGCGCAACAAGATGCTGCGCAACGCTATTACGACATGTACCAATTACCGCAAGAAGCTTGTACAAGACTGGCAGGTTAGTGTTGATTACCGGCGTGGAAAACCTTTCGCCACACAGTCCGACGAAAATAGGGTAGTAGTCAATTTAGATTGGTCGTTCACAAAAGAGAAACAATCCAGCCTATTTTCACAGGTTCCTGCAGTTAGAGTTAACCATCCTCCACAGACCGTAGCTCCGGAGATGGCCCCTTGGCTGCATTCCTTTGAGCAGCGCATCAATGATACTCTAGTTCAAGCAGGTATTGAAACTGCCATGGACGAAGTTTTGCCAGACTGCATCAACGCGGCTGGCATCGGCATTGTGGCGGTATCCCACGAGGCTCTCACGGAAGATGTAACCGTCCCGGCTGTGGATCTTGCAACACTTCCTCCTGAAATCCAACAGCAAATCATGCTGACCGGCCTACTGCCAAATGGCATACCACTACCCATGGAGACGGTTCCTCGCATAGTTGATAAGCGTTATTTAATAAATCGTGTTAGTCCGGCCAACTTTCTATGGCCTATTTCTTTCACTGGATCGGACTTCGACAACTCACCGTGGATTGGCCGCTCCGGATACGTCACTTGGGTAGAAGCTCAACGCCGTTGGAAACTAGATCCAGCTAAGAAAAGACAATATGTTGGACTAGACTCTAATACGCAAGAACTCATCACATCAGACACTGAACGTAAGGCCGAAACCGAAAGCGACGAGCTTGTAGCTTTCGATGAGGTCTTCTACAAAAAGTACCTCTACGACGAGAATACCAAACTATACAACGCTATTCAACATGTGGTCTTTATTCACGGTGAAGAAAATCCAGTCATTGATGAACCCTGGAAAGGTCAGGAAGTCGATCAGAACGGCAACCTTATTGGGGCAATCAAATATCCAATCCGTGTAATAACACTAAGCTACATCACAGACGAAGCCATCCCGCCGTCAGACTCCGCCGTAGGTCGTCCACAGGTCAACGAGATCATTAAGTCTCGTACTCAGATGGTCCTTCAGCGCGAACACAGCTTACCAGTTAGAACCATCGACGTTAATCGAGTGGACCCCACAGTCGTCTTCAATTTGATGCGTGGTAAGTGGCAGGCCATGATTCCTGTCCAGGGTAGCGGTCAGAATGTCATCACCGAAGTAGCCCGTAGCAACTTCCCACAGGAGAATTTCTCCTTTGACATCATCGCTAATCGAGACCTCAGTCGTATCTGGAATCTAAATCAAGACGCCACTGGTGCGCAGGTAGAAACCAAAGGAGAGGCCCAGGAAATTGCTTCCAGCGCCCAGACCCGCACTGCCCGCGAACGCGCCAAAGTTGGTAAGTTCTTTTGCGGCATCGCCGAGGTTCTTGGCGGTCTTATCTGCCTCTACGAAGACCCTAGCACCCTAGGACAAGGCTTCGATCCGGTAGTTTCTAAGACCCTCGCATATTCCATCTTAGCGGACTCCACCGTCCTGCTTGACTCTAATCAACGTCTACAGCGTATTCAAGAATTCGTGAATATGTATGCAAAGTCTGGTTGGGTAAACTTGGAGCCAGTATTGAAAGAAGCCGCAACTCTCACCGGTCTTGACCCAGCAACAGTCATTCGAGCGCCTCAGCCTCCGCCTCCGGCCGAGCCGAACATCTCGCTTCGACTAACCGGCACCGAGGATCTCAGAGATCCAATGACCGTCGGTATGCTCATCGCACGAGGCCAGGCCCCAACACCACAACAAATCGAACAGGGTAAGCAGCTTATCATACAAGCAGGTCCCCCAGCCATCCAGCAGATTTCACCGCCAGGTGGAGGCACAGTTGGGCCAGATGGCACTGTAACTCCCGGACCCCCGGTGCCTACCTTTGTCCCTCCAGTTCCGATGCCAATCCAGAACACCGGTCCAATTCCCGCCCCACCACCAGTCGGCGTCGGCGAAGACAATCCAAACTTTAGCGCCATGCCTAAGGTGAATCAGAGGATCTTACAGCGCGATGCCGACTAGAAGAAACTATAAAGAAGAATATGCTAGATGGAAAGAACTGCACACGCCAGAGGAACGCAGAAAATATGGACGCGAATGGATGGCGGCTTGGAAAAAGAACAATCCAAAAAAGTATAGAGCTAAGGTAGTGGCAACACAACCAAAACGTAACGAAGCCGCCCGCAAATACAGAGCCACTGAAAAGGGCAAACGAAAAAGTAGAAATACGTATTTGCGAGCTAATTATAATATATCTATAGAAGATTATGAAAAGATGTTTGCGGAACAACGTGGGTTGTGTTTTGTATGCAAGCAACCAGAACGACGTATCGCAAAGAGCGGACAGCTTATGGCTTTGGACGTAGACCACAATCATCAAACTGGCGAAGTTCGGAAATTGTTGTGTCATGCCTGCAACGTTTCCATAGGATTCTTAGATGAAAGTTCGGATAGAATGCGAGCATTAGCTGACTACATAGAATCTTTTCAGCGCGTGTTAGACCGCGAGGGTGGCACATAATGACAACCCTGTGCGATTTCTGCAACACCGAGCTACAGATCGGGGATTATCCATTTTGCCGAGGTAATCCCATCAATCATGTTCCTACACAACAGGGCGTAATCGGCGACGACATTCCCGGTGGAATCGAAATTCGGCACGGCTTGGTAAATGCAGACGGATCTCCTCGGCGTTTCTATAGCAAAACCGAGATCAAACGAGCTGCTAATGAGAAAGGTCTTAGTCAAGACGGAGACACCGCTAAGCCATATAGGGTGAGGTGGTCAGGTCGAAAAGAATAGAAAGCGTAGGATGTATATTGTAATTGCGATCTCAACATTAACCCTCATTTCACAATATTTCATTTACAGAAAGTTAGGACAAATAATGGCAACAGTAGCACAGTTCCAGGCAGCGCTTGCAGCTGTAGACGCAGAAACAACTCGTATCGCGGCTAAAATCGACGCTCTAATCGCGGAGCTAAACGCAGACGCACTAGACTCAGCACAGGAGGAAGCAGCTTTTGCTGGTCTTCAGGCAGCGGCCGATCGACTAAGGCTAGTTGGCGTTGACGTAGCGAATCCCGTTCCGCCGGTGGAAGAGCCCCCGGTTGAACCGTCGCCAGAACCGCCGATCGTTTAAGTAGCGTTAAGTAAGGTTGGGATGGGGAGCAATAGCTCCCCTGTCCCATTTACACTATGTTAAAACGCAGACCAAAAGGACACTTTAGTCAAGTCGATCTAGCTTTAGTTATCCACGAGCTGTTAGAGATTCCCTTAGATAAAGTAAAAAAGTATCCTTCGGAGGGGCTCAAGCTAGTTGCTATCATTTTGAATTTAATATCCGATGCGTTGCGTCGTGGGGAATCTGTGGAGATAGATGGCTTCGGCACATTCAAAGTCTGGAAGCCTAGAAAGTCCTGGACTCTCAAAACACCAATCATCTACAGAGAAGGCCAAACAACCATCCTTTCCGACGAACCCCAGACCTTCGATGGGAAAACAAAGATCTTCTTTCGTCCTTCCATCCAATTGCGGGCCATGCTCAATATAGACAGCCCAACATGGAAAGAAGCTAAAGCCATCTCTGAATGGTAATCACATGATTATACACCCAGTTCTAGAACCCAAGATCATCACAGATTACGACATCACCTTTGACAATGGGCTATTCACCACTATATCCATATGCGAGTCAGACGGAGATACCGTTGATCGCGACACCTCACCACTGGCTATGCTGTTTTATCTGGCACCAAAACCATCAGTATCAGATCCTTCCGTAAAAATGCCAGCTGAGAATGTAGTGGTATTCTTGAATAGCGTGGTAATGCTCGCGCATCGCCAAAGGGAAATTCTCCCAGCAAATCCTGATCAACAGCAGAATCTTAAAAGCCTATTCAAAAACGTTTCGCCTCATTCAACCATCCAGTAATAGCACCGTAATCGCTAACCGTTCCGAGAGCGCACTCGACGAACATATCCGCTGAAAGGCGTAAAGAATCCAATGGCAAATCCCATCGAATCGACAGACCCCATCACCGAAGTTATCGAAGACTCGCTCAATGACGCAATGAATCCGGAAGTCGCGGAAGTAGATACTGCCGACGCAACAACGGTCTC